ACCGACTTCATTTATGAAGTCGGTCTGCTTCCTGCTTGTTTAATCACTTGCAGTAACCTCCGGGTTTGGAGAAACCTTTGCGTAGAAGAAATTCCACCATTGGTTGGAACCGTCAACGACGATTTCCTCATCATTAGCTCACTCATGAGCTCTCTGATGAACTCCTTGAAGGATCTTGAATCCAATTACCTGACGAGACTTGAAGTCTGGTCAGATTATATCAGGATTAAACACTCTGATATTTGGAATCGGATCGTTGCTCTCAGCACTATAGTTGTCTAGAAATTGTTCTAGTTCTTCTATAGTTGATCAGCTGTTGTCAAAGAGTTTTGAGTAAACTCTAGCAATAGCTGATTCTGAGCAACCACCAGATGGTAGACCTGGGACTCCCTCTGCAGCCTCTGTGACTTTGTCATAGGTGCTTCAGAGTTCTTTTGTTGCGCGGTAAACACTTCAAAGTGATTCCGCTCGGCGGATGTCTTTCAAGACATCTTCTGGAATAAGAGGTCACTGTGATTCTTCGCAGTCTCACAGGCCTTTAACCAGTGGTAAGATATCAGGAGTAATCCTGTTATCTCACGGCGCCGTTAGTGCAACTCAGGACCTTCGGGCCTTTTCTGGGGTTAACGACCCCAAAATAGCTCGAAGGAGTCTACCACGGAGTTCTTCTGAAAAGCCTCTCGACGTTAGGAAGTTGTCCACTTGGACAATTAGTCGGTAGTCTGCTAAGCATTCTACCAACAACCTACTCGGGAAAGGCGTAATCTCTTGGGACTCGTCCCATATCCTTTTACAGAACTCTAAACAGTTTCCTGTTAGAGTCTTTGTATGGGATATAGGAACGTGTAGCTTAGAAAGTAGAGAAATATACTTCTTAGCTAGCTTAGAGTCAGCTATTACAATATCGTCTCCGACGATAGCGTATTTAGGTGACTTAATCTTGAGTAGTCTCGCTGCCAGTCGTACCACAAGGTGGTGCGTAAAGGCAAAGACCGGTCAAGATGAATAAGCTCCCATTGGTTGACCTCGCGTATAACGGAAGGGTCCTTTCGAACCCATCCAGAAATCGCGTTGTGTCATGAGATTATACCAGAGTTCAGCGAATTTCTCATTGACTAATTTCGACACTACCGCTCTTTGCAGAGTGGCAGGGAAGTAATCAGTCGCAGATTTAAGATCTATTGACCAAAAGGAAGTAATTCCTTGAGATCTCCAGATCTCAACCTGCTGGGAAATTCGGTCTTGATTTCAAGTGAAATCTTGACGTATCCTTTTTAGAACTTTCCCCACTGCAAAATGCAGTGGTTTAAGAGCTAATTGGGAATAGTAGTCAACGATGGCGAATACCCTTACTTTTCCTCCTCCTTCGAACTTACGTTCTAAGCGAGAATGGATTGGTTTAGGTACAGCTTTTGTTGCTACTGCCTGAACTTGAGACAGGTCAGATGCTATACTAGATTTCTCTAGCAAGGCCTTGATTGATGAATCTAAAAGTAGATTATCCTTCAAAGCTATAGCATCCTGATGGGCAGTGCGTATGCACTGTCCATTAGGGCCTGATCTGGCTCTTAACTGGTACTCAGGATCGGAGAGGTTGGGAAGAGGTTTAACCTTTTCCGCAACCTGTTGAATCAACTCCTGGTTGATCTCGACTTTAGCGGCAGTAATGCTGCTGAAGTCGGCTTCACCTGGTGCAACGATGACACGATACAGGTCCAAGATAGTTAGTACTATCCTACGACCTTCCGAAGTTTTAGAATATTTTCTAAGACCTCGGACCACAGTTGGCCACCCTTTATGGGTAGACAACCACGGGTGTTGTGGACATTGTTGGTTTAACATGGCATTGAGGCAAGTGTGTCTAACACTCTTGGCTCTTTTAGCGCAAGTTAAAAGACCCTCACTGTTTGATCATTTGATAAGACGACTAACTCATCGTCCTATCTCTCGATCTAACCCTGGATAATTAACCGCAATAGCGGGAAGCAGTTCCGACACTCTTTTGAGTGAAAGAATTGTTTTGTTTTTCATGGTTATGTTAAGATTTAACACGTGCTCTCCTACTGAGGATTAACCTGAGTAGTGCTTAACGCATGGGAGGCCCCTTTCGGGACGAACGACCTCTACAGAGTAGAGG